TAAAGCAGCACCTACACAATCTAGTGTAAGAGCAATTGATAATAAAATAGATGCTGAACCTAAAGCAGCACCTACACAATCTAGTGTAAGAGTAATTGATAATGCCCTCGATGTTCCTAAATTAGATTGGAAATCAGCAGCAGGAGAGTTTGGCGAAGAAATAAAACTACCTTTCGGTAGTATGATGGATGAATTCGGCAGCAATTTTGATAAAGTTATAGCAGACGTAAATCAAGGATTAGGAAATGTCAATGTTGAACAATTTAAGGTAAACTTAGACACAATCAACAAAGACCTAATTGATTCATTGCCTATAATCGAAGTAGCACAAAAGCAAGAAGAGTTCAAGAGTCAATTTACTGATAGTCAAAAGAAATTAATAGATGATTATACTGGAATGAGTCAAGAAAATCGTCAATTTAATATAGAACGTTTAGAATATCATAATAATCAAGACTTGTTTATACGAGAAAAACATGATTCTATAGTGGCTAGACTACAACAAGCTAAAAATGAAAGAGAATTGACTGAAGAAGAAGAACATCAATTAGAAGAAAGTGCAACCATAGGTAAGGCTGCTAACGAAAGAATTAATCAGCGTCAAGAAGAATTAGATGTAATTAAAAATTTAGATGAACTTGCAAGTAAACGAAAAATTGAAATTAATGAGATTAGTAATGCTGCTGTTTTAAAAGCTAATGAAGCAGCAATGTTAGAACTTAATAATATTGCAAGCGATATAGAAACTACATTCTCAGCAGTGGATATTCCTCCTATCCAAGTAGAAGATGTAGTTGCTCAAGCTCGTGATAATTTCATGTTAGAAGCTAACGAAATAGCAGAAGATATAGAAGGAATATCTAAATCTATACCTGCTGCTACTACAAGTTTAGCAGACATGACTATGGCAGCAGATGAAATTAGTTCGTCGATGTCAGATCTTATTCCTACAGACAGCATCATAGCAGCCAAAGATGCTATGATGCTGGAAGCAAATGAAATAGCAGAAGACATAAATGCACAAATGGCTGCTGTAGATATTCCTCCATTAAATGTTGAAGATGTTCTCGACCAAGCACATAAAAACATGATGTTGGAAGCAAATGAAATAGCAGAAGATATCCAAGAAGCTCTACCAGTTGATCCAGTAAGACAGTTAAGCGATAATCTTATGCTAGAAGCCAATAATATGGCCGAAGATATAAATGAAAATTTTAGTTCGATGATAGATGATGCTGCTTTTTCCGCAGGACCAGGAGATGCCAGTGTAGCCGGACTTGATTTTATAGCACAAGATATTAAAGATTCTCTGCCGATAGACGAATTTGGTGGCTTAGCCGAATCTATTGAACTACAAAAAAATATAGAAAAAAATACATCCGGAATGGATGTGATAGCAGAAGATGGGTCGGTTAGCCAAGGTATAAAAATTAATCCGGAAACAGGTGAAACTTACAGCACAGTAATGCCAGAGGTTAGCAAAAAGAGTTTAGATGAACAAGTTAGTACAACTAATCCTTTCTTTAATGATAAAGGAGAAATTAATCTTAATTCTATAAGCTTACCTGGTATGAAAAAATTTGGGGCTGATTTAAAACAACAGACTGCGTCGGTCAAAAAAGATGAAAATCAAAGTGATGCAGAAACAGAAAGGTTGAAAAGACAAGAAGAGAAAAAAGAAGATAGTAAATCTGTCGCCGAGTCTAAGTCAGAATCCAAATCTTTAACAACATCAGGTGCAAAAGAGGCTACTCTAAGTGATGTCGTAAAGCAATTAAGTTCGTTAAATAAGAACATGCAGGAATTGATCACTCAGAATAACAAATTATTCAATGATCAAATTAAAGCAACAAAAGCAAATAACAAAAATAACTTTGTAGGCGTTTACTAATGAGTTGGAAAAAATATTTTACACCAGTGGCTGTAGAGAATCAGCCTGGAACCTACAGTCCTATGGGAAACAACGCCTCTAAGCCTGGCCCTGCTCGATCAAATTATAGTAGTTATCTTCCCGATGTGTATGTTGGGGCGCCTAATCGTATTGATAGGTATCTACAGTATGACACTATGGATATGGACAGTGAAGTAAATGCTGCATTAGATATACTGGCAGAATTTTGCACACAGCCAAATGATACAAATAAAACGCCTTTTCAATTAACTTTTAAAACAAAAGCAACTACAAGTGAAATTAGTATTCTTAGAGAATATCTTCAACAATGGTGTAAGTTAAACAAATTTGACACTCGCGTTTTTAGAATAATTCGCAATATTTTTAAATATGGCGATGGATTTTTTATAAGAGATCCAGAAACAAAACAATGGTTTCATGTTGACCCTGGAAAAATTACAAAAATAATTGTTAATGAAAGCGAAGGGAAAAAGCCTGAACAGTATATAGTAAGGGATTTAAATCCTAATTTTATGGACTTAGTTGTAACCACAATTAATCCTAATACAACAAATACAAATAATAGAGGTACAGCATACCTTGCAGGTGGCGCTGCTGCAAGAGGACAATCTAGTGCATACCCTGTCAGCCCAGGAACACGCTTCCAGAATAATCAAAATGAAGTAGCCATTGAAGCAAAACATGTTGTTCATTTAAGCTTAAGTGAAGGGTTAGATAATAATTACCCTTTTGGAAATAGTTTATTAGAGCAAGTTTTTAAAGTTTATAAACAAAAAGAACTATTAGAAGACGCAATTATTATCTATCGTGTCCAACGTGCTCCTGAACGTCGAGTGTTTTATATTGATGTAGGTAATATGCCCAGTCACCTTGCAATGAGTTTTGTTGAAAGAGTTAAAAATGAAATTCATCAACGAAGAATACCGAGTGCTACAGGTGGTGGAGTCAATGTTATTGACAGTGCTTACAATCCACTTAGTATTAATGAGGATTACTTTTTCCCTCAAACAGCAGAAGGAAGAGGCAGTAAAGTAGATACTTTACCAGGAGGAACTAATTTAGGTGAGATTGATGATTTAAAATATTTTACAAATAAACTGTTTAGGGGTTTAAGAATTCCTAGCAGTTATTTGCCCACAGGCGCCGATGACAGCCAAGCCAGTTACAATGACGGTCGAGTAGGAACTGCTTATATTCAGGAATTAAGATTCAACAAATATTGTGAACGTCTACAAAGTTTATTAGAAGATATATTTGATCAAGAATTCAAGTTATATCTATATGATAAAGGCGTAAACATTGATACAAGTTTATTTGAATTACAATTAAATCCTCCACTTAATTTTGCTGCATATCGTCAAAGTGAAATGGACGGACAGCGAATTAATACGTTTAACACTTTACAACAAGTTCCTTTTATCAGTAAACGATTTGCTTTAAAACGTTTCTTAGGGTTAAGTGACGAAGAAATGGCTGAAAACCAACGATTATGGGCAGAAGAAAATGGCAAGGCAGATGCAGTTGCAACAGATGCCAGTGGTGAATTAAGAGGTGCAGGTATAAGTCAAGCAGGAATAGAAAGTGATTTAACTGATCTTTCCGATGAAAATGCACCGCCAGAAATGGGAGCAGCCCCTGGTGAAACAGCTCCGCCAACATCTCCGGGCGCTGCTTCGACTGCTCCAGGTACTGCTTCTGCTGTATAAATATTGCTATGATACTGCGTGAACTTTTTTATAGAGACAAAAGTGCTTCTGCACTACAAAATGATCTTTCGTACAGTCCGAGGCGTGATGCTGATATTATGAGAAGAAGTGATACACGCAAGACTAGACTTACCCTTAAACAGATTAATGAACTAAGGAAAGTTAGTGAACAACATATTCTTGAACAAGAAAAAGAATTAGAATTCATAGAATCAATGTACAAGCCTCCTCCTGCACCAGCGGCATAATTATTCAAAAAGGATAATTCATGCGTAGATTTGTGCTAGGCAACGGACGCAGTCGACTTAATATTAATCCAGTAGATTTACGACCATACGGATACATCTATGGTTGTAACGCTCTATATCGAGAATTTGAACCAGACTATTTAATTGCTGTAGATCCTAAAATGATAATCGAAATAGAATCCACTGGTTGGCAGTTGACACATCCAGTATGGACTAATCCTAATGCCAAGTATAAAAAATTCAAAAATTTTAATTTTTTTCAACCTAGTTTAGGATGGAGCAGCGGACCAACTGCTTTAAATTTTGCAACACAACATGGCGCCAGTGAAATTTATATCCTCGGATTTGATTATGTTGGAACTCCTACTGGAACAGTTAATAACATCTATGCAGGAACAGACAATTATAAAAAAGAACATGAACATGCTACGTATTATGGAAACTGGCGAAGACAAACTGATCAAGTGATACGTGCAAATCAAAATATAAAATATATTAGGGTAGTAGACGATAACTTTTTTGATCCAGAATGGAACTATAAGAATTTTCGTCATACTACATATAATGATTTTAAAGAGAATATTAAAACCTGGTCTAAAATTCGTTAAAAATACACCATTAGACACGGTTTATTGTAATATTTTGTAAATAATATTGACAGCCTTGCAACCTATAGGAGACCAAACATGACTGATCGAAACAAATTCGAGCAGATGCTCGAACATCTTATTAATGACGAAAGTGACAAAGCCAAAGACCTTTTCCATCAAATTGTAGTAGCAAAATCTCGTGAAATTTATGAACAAATTTTAGCAGAAGACTTTAATGAAGCTAAAGACGAAGATGATGAACAACAAGATGAGTCTAAGGATGAAGACGACGAACAAGTCGACGAAGCATCCGAGGATGAAGACGAAGAAGAACAAACAGACGAGAGTTTTGGCTTTGCAGAAGGTGAAGACGACGAAACTGGAGACGATGTAGGCGGTGATGCTGGTGACGACATGATCGATGATCTTGAAGCTGACGATGAAGGCGAAGAGATGGACGACATGGGCGGCGAAGGCGACCTAGAGGATCGTGTAGTTGATCTCGAAGATGCACTTGAAGAATTGAAATCAGAATTCGAAGCTTTAATGTCCGGCGAAGAAGGCATGGATGACATGGGCGACGATGA